ATTCTTAGAGATTATCTCAATCTATATTATAGCTAAGAAAAAAAAATAAAAATAAATACTACAAAATTCTTTGGTTTGTTATTTTTTTGTTTATCTTAGAGGTATCAAAGTAATCAAAAACAAAAAAAATGACAAAACAATACCAAATACAAGAATACATTAACAGAAATGTTCAGAAAACTAAAGATGAATTAGGCAATATAGTTTGGTCAACTTTTGATGCAAGAGAAGGTGACTATTTTCATTCTAAAAATTACAGAGAAGCAGTTAGTATATTTGTTAGAAATTGGGATAATTTAACTGAGCAAGAAAAAAATAATTGCTAAACTAAAAACAAAATATAAAAAGCCTTACATTAAATTGTAGGGCTTTTTTGTTTTATATATTATTTGTAAATATTGCAAGGTTTAGGATGTATTTTTGTATGATATGAAAATTACACCTTTTTTAAACGTAAAGAAAAAAGACAAAGTTGCAGATATAGAGATATTTGGTGACATTGGATACAACGTTTGGGCAGATAATTTCGATGATTACCAAAAGAACACAAGCGAAGTAAAGGCAAAAGAAATTAAAGCCTTGCAAGAGTTAGATGTTGAGGTAATCAATTTGACAATGGAGAGTTTAGGTGGTGATGTATCACACGCTTTAGCTATATATTCACTACTTAAGAATAGTGGTGCGACAATAAATACATATTACAGAGGTGCGAATGCATCAGCATCTACAATCATAGGTAGTGCAGCAAGTTCAGTAAACCACATTTTTATGGATAACACTGGATTGTTTTTAGTTCACAAGGTTATGTCTTATGCAGAGGGAAACGAGAACGATATGCAAGATGCTATTAATGACTTGAACAAGTGGCAATCTGCACTTAACCAGGCTTATTTAAATTTAGGAGTTGAGCAGATAGCAATAGATGAACTAATGGAACGCAATGCAGGTCACGGAGAATGGCTTACATATGAAGAAGCAAAAATGTATGGATTTGTCGGCAATGAGTGGGAAACTAAAAAAGTTACCAATTACTGTAAAGACCAATTTGTCAATAAAGGAATTTTAGTACCAAATAATTTAATTAATCAAAAAGAAGTAAAAATGGAAGAAACACCACAAGAAGTTGTGACAGAGGAAAAGTCTTTGTTACAAAAAATTTGGAATAAGCTATCTAATGAAAGCGAAACTCCAACAAATGATGTAGCTGTAGAAAACGAAGTTACACCAGAAGAAGTAACTGATATTATCAGCGAAGTAATGCAAATTCTTGAGCCAAGACTTGTTGCATTGGAAGAGCATATGGCAGAAATGATGCCAAGCGAAGAAGAGCCAATGGAAGAAGAAGAAGTAGAAGTAGATGCTAAATACGGAGATGATGAGGATATGGAAGATGAAGATGAAAAATCTAAAAAAGAGAATATGGCTGACGTTATCAAAAACGAAGTAAAAGAAGCTATCAAAAATCTTGTAGAGCCTACAACAACTAAAAAAGTATCTACAACTAATAACGCTGATACACCAATATGGCAAAGACACTTAAATAATTTTCAAAATTTCATAAAATAAATTAAAAAATGGCAACACCAACATTAGTAACAAGCACATACGCTGGAAAAGATTTAGAAGGCGTAATAGCGCAGTCGATTTTACGAGGTAAAACGATTGAAAACGGATTAATATCTGTACATACAGACATTGATTCAAGAGCAGTAGTAAAAACTATGGCTAACACATTAAACGTACAAGATTCTGTAGCAGCTTTTTCAAGCGCAGGTTCTTTATCTTTGGATGAGAAATACTTAGACCCAAAGAAATTTATGGATGCAGTAGAGTATGATTACTCTAACTTAAACGCTACCTGGTATGCATCACAGCAGCCAAGAGGTAGAGCAGGTGACTTTGTTCCTCCAGCTACTTTAGAAGAAGCTATGATTGAGCAAATGGCTGGAATCCGTTCTAAGTTTATTGATGCTTCTATTTGGAGAGGTTCAGTAGCAGCAGGTCAATTATCTAAAATTACAGTTTCTGCATCTACTAATGTAGTAGATGGATTAATTCCAAAGTTGGAAGCTGGTTCTGATACAAACAAAGTAGATTCTGCAAAAATAGCACTTGGTACACTTACTCCTGGAGTTACAACAACTATTCAAGGTGATGGTAACACACAGATAGCAGTAGGTGATGTATTAACTTTTTCTTCAGTAGTAGGAAGTGACCCAATTTGGGGAACAACATTTAATGGAAAATCTTATGCGGTTACTGCGGTTGATAATGCTGCATTTCCTCCTACCTTTACAATTGCAGTTGATTCAAGTGGATTTGCTGGAACTTTTACAAGTGGAAACGCTGCAACTATTAACGCATCTAATGCACTATCTGTTTTAACGAGAGTTTATAATGGTTTAAGCCAATCAGTAGAAGATGACCCAGATTTCTACATCTATGGTAACAAAGCATTAGGCAAAGCTTACAGCATTGCACAAGCAGCAGCAGCTAATGGTGCAGGTTCTTACTTTATAGGTGCTAAAGAATTAGATTTCTTAGGACAGAAAATGGCTATCTTGCCTTTCCTACCTACGAACACGATTGTAGCAGCTAACGTATCTAATCTTCATTTTGGAACTGCACTAGATGCAGAATGGAATAACTTAGCTATCTTGCCTCAATTTGAAGCAACTGGAGATAGAACAGTGCGATACAGATGTGACTATGCATTTGATGTTAATTATACTAACGGAGAAGACATCGTACTTTACCGATAGGATTTAAATAACCAATAGATAAAGGGAGATTAATTTCTCCCTAATTCTATTAAAAATATATATAAAAATGTCAGCAAATTTACAATTACTCCCAGTAGCTGGGACAAATTGCCCAAAAACGGCAGGTGTAAAAGAACTTTACACAATTAAGGTAGAAGATTTACCTACTATTGCTTTAGGTACAGACCACGATATTACTAATCTTGTCTTTGCATCAGCAGGTGATGGCTTTGGTAAAATCAATTTCAAACGTGGAGAGTGCGAAGTAACGGAATCAATGGAAAGAAGCAACGAGGTTAACGTTAATTTTGCAGTAGCTAATCCGACAAGCACTCAAAGAAAAGAATTAACAGAAATTAGAAATGCTTGTGAGCAGTATATGGTAGCAAGGTTATATGACCAGGACACATTGTTGTTCATCGGTTATGATGAAGAGTCTTTAGAAGAAGGTTTTGTAGCTTTTGCATCTTTTGAGTCAACAAGTGGACGTGCTAAAACGGATGATAACTTATTCTCTATGACAATGAAAGCCGAGCAAGGTGAGCCATTGAGAATATTAAGTGGTATTTCTGGTGCATCAGCATCAACACCTGCTGCAATAGTAGCAGAATTACTTGCAGCAACATCTGTATAAGATGAAGTGGCAATATAAAAAAGAGTATCAAGGTGAAAAAATTGGTATCAAGGGGTTTGGACTCCTTGATACTAACCTTGAATCAGCAGAGTTGGTACACAAACTTTCGTTAATGTCCGAATTCAGAGGACTAATTAGATACATTGAACGTGCAGAGCAAAAACCAAAAAAAGCAAAGAAGTCAGAAAAGGCAAATAAACTTTCCGATAAGTAACAACGTAATTCAGTTACCAGATTACACAGAGAAAGAGAAGATAATAACCAAGCAAGGCATTAGATTAATCAGCACAACTGATAACAATCTATTCCCTCAAAAAGTTAGCAAGTTAGCAAAGGAAAGCAGCACGTTAAAAGCTGTTATTAACTCATTTGCTGAGTATGTTAGTTATGGAAGTATCTTAACTGAAAATCAAGCATTAGAAAGCAAATTAACCGATGATTTGAACAAGTATTACAACTGGTTTGAATTGTCTAAGCGTGTAGCTAAGGATAGAAGAACTTATGGCTATGGTTTTATTGAATCTGTGCGTATAGGTGGTGAGGTATTTATTTACCATTTAGATGCAAGTAAGGTAAGATTCTGTGAATACGATGGAGAGCATCCAGAGCAAGTAGCAATATCTAAGGATTGGAATGATAATAGAATACATCCAATACAAAGAACGTTATTTCCTAACTACGATGAAGAGGGCAGAACAATCATTCCAATATTTGAGTATGAGAGTGGGCAAAATGATTACCCTTTGCCTATTTGGAGTGGTGCGTTTTATGATGCACAAGTAGAAAGTTTGATAGGTCAATACAACGCTAACCAATTTGAAAACGGAGTAACTTTATCAAGCATCTTATTATTTGATTTTGGTGATGTAACCGATGAGAATGGTGAGGATGGATTAAAGGACAAGAAGTACAAACTTGAGCAGAACATTAAAGGTACAAGTGGAGGAAGAAGTGGTAAGAGTTTAATTGTTCCTAAAACTGGAGATGTACAACCGCCAGAATACGTTACTTATCCGATGAATAAGGAAGGTAGCTTTATGGACTTGCAGAAGATGGTAGAAAATAACATCGTCAAGGCTTGTTCCTGGTTTAGAAGTTTAGCAGGTTTAGAAAGTGCAGGTGCATTAGGCAACAATCAACAGCTTAGAAATGAGTGGGAATTAGCAGAACGCTTAATCCAAAACGAGCAAGACGTAATAATGGATGCTCTGCAAAAAGCATTTGAAGGAACTATCTATGAAGGTGATGTTGAGTTTAACAATCAATCACCAATGAACGTGGTTAACGATTTAAGCAACATTACAACACTTTTACAGAACAAGGAAACGATAGGTGCAGAAGCAGTTAAAGAATTGCTTAAAATGATGGGAATGGATGAACAACAAGCTAAAATAATTTCAGACAATGATAGCGAGTAAATCAGAGATAAAGGCTTTAGCGTTTAGCAATACTTTTGACATAAACGCTGTTAAGGATAACGTGATTCAGATAGTAGAGTGGGAACAAGTAATGACTGTTTTAGGCACAGATTTATATGATGATGTTGTAGCCAATCCTGGTAGCTATGCAACTTTGTTAAGCGAATATTTAAAGCCATATATTGCTTATAATGTTAAGGCATATATTAGTAAGCCTAACCATATTAAAACTGGCAACAAGGGCGCACAAACAGCTCAAGGAAGCAATGAGGTTATTGCAAACGTAGAAGAAGCAAAGCGACAAGCTATGGCAATGGCAACAAGGTATAAAAATCAGATGATTGCTTACTTGGATAGAACTAAGCCAGTACTTTGGAAAGGTGAGCAAGATAGCGATGGAATAATTAATAAAATTATTATCTTCTAATGAGTCCGATTGCAGAATTATATCTAATGGGTTTAGGTGGTGTAGTATTGCACCTATTAACCAAACTTTACAATGCTAAGAAGAAAGGCATAAAGTTAGATGGTGGATTGGAATTGATAAGTGTAGGAATAAGCGCATTAATTGTATTGCTTTTTGTATTTGCAAAAGATGACTTAAAACCATTCTATCCTTTAAACACATTCACAGCTATTTTATTAGGCTATTCTGCTCAATCAGTAGCCAGGCAACTGTTTAAAATGGCAATGCCGAAGAAATGAGTGATATAGTAATAGCATCAATTATTACATCTGTAGGTGGTTTTTTAGGTATGGTGGTTGCGTTACCAAATTGGAAAGCAATCAAGAATAAAATGTTTCGTAACAACGTTGAAAATGCTGTTACTAAGAATCCTAAAATATCTCAGATTTTAGAAGAATTGGCACAATGTCCAGAAGTTAAAAAAGCAGTACTTGTCAAGATACACAATAGTGGTATGAAGATAATGGCAGGAGATGCAATTTATGGCACAATCATTTACCCATCTTTATGGCGCAGTAGCTTTAACCATCAGCTATTGGATGGCGAGTATCAAGAAAAGGTAGTTTATCCATTACTAAAGAATAGAAAAGCGTGGGTAAATATTAAAGATTTAAGTGGACATTTAAGGTCAATATTTAGCGTACAAAATGTTAAATGTTCTTTATGTTATTTCATTAAGATGATGCCAGAAAAATTCTTTTTTGTAGCTGTAGATTTTGAGGTACAAGATGATGAGATAAGCGACAATACAAAAGATGAAATACGCAAAGCTGTTAACGAGGTGCGTACAATGATGTTATGAGAAACATAAAAAGAATCTTTATTCATTGTACCGCTGGTTATGGTGGCGTAGAAGCCATACAAAGATATTGGAAAAGCATAGGATGGAAGAATCCAGGATACCATAGAGTAATAGAAGAAAGTGGTGATGTTCACGCATTACTGCCTTATACAAAAGTAAGCAATGGTGTTAGAGGTTATAATAGCACAAGCATTCACATTAGTTATATAGGTGGAGTTGAAAGAGATAATTACAAGAAAGCAAAAGATAGTAGAACAGATGCACAGAAAGAATCTTTAATTTGTGAAATACACAACGCACTTAACTTTTTAAAAGAACATCAAGATATAAGTGACATAGAAATCTTAGGACATCGTGACATATCCCCAGACAAAAACTTAAACGGAAAGGTAGATTCTTGGGAACGCATAAAACAATGCCCATCTTTTGATGCAAAACTTGAATACAAGAATATCAAATAATTTGTTTACATTGTAGGCAAATGAAACTGCAAGAATTAAAAAAAGAATTGCTTAAACTTGATTTAGACAAGTATAACGGCTTTCATCTTGACAATGGCACAATTATAAATGCAAGGCAATTTGTAGAATCACACACATCATTCTTAGAAACCAATAGTGGTAATAAACTTTACATAGCTTACTATGAAAGGCTATTAGAATTTCACAACAAAACTAAAGGAAATGACAGCAAGAGAACTGATAAAAGCTAATCCACAACAAGAAGGCGAAACTAATGAGTCTTACTTTAGGAGATTGGTCAATCCTAATAATAGTTATTTAGCTATTAGGAATAAATACTACAAGATTGCCAAGAAGTTTGTAGAAACACAGCGCAAATATGACAAGCAAGGCAACATAACAAGCCGAACAGAGAAGCTAATGCCTACAGAATTGGCTTTACCGCCAGAACATTTAGAACTTTCAAGACTAAGCACCAATGAATCAACTGGTCAACAATGGAAAATCTACACAAAGGAAAGCCAAAATAAAGCC